CGTCAGAATATTGATTATTTAATTGACCAAAAGTACCTACAGTTGCATCAATATAACGACGGTATTGTGCGACTGATTCTTTTGAGTATGACAGAAGGTATTTATCCCTTTTTAGGATAAAAGTGACGAATTCTCGATAAAGAGGATGGAACTTACAATTTTCAAGTATACCTATACTTCTCAAAGAGTAGTAGTCCTTACCAAGTATACCATATTCCTCAAAATTCGCCCAACGTTCTTGATACACTAACCTATTTAAGGCTCGATAAATAGGGTAGATACCATTAATGATACCGTCTTCTGCAGTATAATCTTTGTGAAATAGATTTTGTAGATATACTACATAATCACCACTCAGACTTCCTTTATCCTTATTAACTCTAAGACCTAAGTCTTTAAATTTATTAATATAGTCATCGACTTTATCAATAGGAAGTACAATAGCACCATCATCACCAGTGATGTCGAGAAGATCATCTCTGATCAAACCCGTAGATTTAGCTATATCATACTGGACGCCTGAACCGACATGGCTGGTAAAATTACTGCCCGATGCTAAACCATGAAGCCCTGTAGCTATACCGTCTGGAGTTACTATTCCAATACCACTAATATCAGAACAAATCCTATCAAGGTCAGCCGTTATAGCATCGGTCTTTTGAAAGTAAGTTTTGATAGTATCAAATCTTCTTTTGACAAGACGGTGATCAACCGTTGTATCGTAAGCGGATAAATCAATACCTAGAATGGTAGAATCATTATGACGCTGACAATAATTAATTAATTGTGTCATCTTAAGGGCCACTGCTTTAGGACCACGTAAGGAAGACCTCCATTGAAACTCCCTCTCAAGGACTAGTAGAGGAAAGAAATACATAGCCTCAAGTAATGTATTGGCAAAGGGATATGCCCATACAGGTCTAGTTTTCATTAACTCTTGAGTACGAATGTAGAGCACGCAGCACAAATTCATGCCTAATTCCCTCAAAAAGGTAGCCACATCGTAGTCGCTCTTAACTTCGGCTTTATTAGTTAATCTAAGTAACCCAGAACTAGTCTGATTCTTCATCCTACGCATAGCGTTATCGAAGCTGAGAGGTCTAAGGGTGTTATTACCCTGTTCCAAGTTAACGGGAAGGTCCATTGTATCAGTACAATCGACGTACTGAGAATAGAAGTCATCTTTGATGTCACGCCAACGTTTAGCGATACTTCTAGGGCCGTACTTATTCCTTTGCTCTTGTTCGATTTTAGATAACTCGCCATTTAATTTAGAGGATCCAGATTCGAATATGACATCGAATTCCTTCAGAGTAGATTGTGGATCTTGTGCCTCACCAAGCGGCGTAAGAATTGCTGTACTACTACCATCAACTAATCTTTTATTATTGTAGGAAAGCTTCGATCTAA